CAAATGGCCTCAAAATGTAGTGTTTCTTAGCGAGATTCCTCTTGTATCTATTACTAGTGTCAAAGAGTTTGAGTCCGAAACAGAAGGAGCAGCCTACATAACACTTACATCAGATCAATATCGGTATGATTCAAACTTAGATGCAGTTTATCGTATCGACTCAGGTTATCGTAAAGATTTTCCACAAGGTATTAATAGTGTAGAAGTAACTTACAAAGGTGGCTACAGCTCTCTCCCAGAAGATTTGAAGCTGGCCGTCATTGACCTTATTACTTACTATCTAAAAGAAGAACACAAACCAGAGAAAAATCATTCTAGCTTTACAATTCGTAATGTAAATGCTGAACCAGATTTTCCAGACCACATCAAACGTGTGCTAGACCTATATAGAGATGGCTAAGACTTATGATATACCTAAGCTTGCATCTTCGATAGTAACTGCAGTTGAAACAGGAGTTCAAGACCCTGGTAAGCTTTTGTCAGATACAGTTCTTACAGGGAAGCGTGCAGAAGGTATCAAACCTTCTATTCCGGGCAAATATAACCCTAGTACTGGAAAAGTGGTTCTTATGGACGCAGCACAGCACGCTAAAGAATGTGCGGATCTTATACAAAAAAGTATTATTCCTATTACGGAAGGTTATATCTATATTGACCAGCAGGCTTTTAATACTTTACTAGACAAAGGTATTTTACCCGCTGGTAGTGTATTTGAAAAAGCTAGAAGCAATGTAGCTTCTGATGTTGGTGCTAAGCTAGATGTAAAACAGGCAAATGCTTATAGAAAAGAGATAAAGAAAGATCCTTTTGTACAAGCACTAGCAAAACCTCCTAAGCATGTAATACAAAAAATAGGGGGTAAGAATACTTCACAAGCACAAGCTGAAAAAGATGTAAAAGAATATTTGGATAAAGGATTTGTAAGCCCTAATGCACCTACTACAACTATAAGAGTTATTTATAGGCCCAAAGCATTAGCTAATGAAAAGCAATATTACACAGATAGTGTTTTATTTGATTTTAAAATAAAAAGATTAAACTTTACAGAAAAGTTAGCACAGGTTACATCAAACGATTTTCAGTTTGAAGCACCAAAAATCGAACTGTCTTCTAGCCTTGAAGTACTACTACAAAACCTCAATAGAAATATAACAGGAAGACAGCAAGCAGGCCACCTTCAAGCTGTAAAAACTACTGAAACTAGAGCACTTATAAAAGTAGCAATGGAGCTTTTAGAGGAGCCAGTAGTTAGAGCGTCTAAAAAAACATACGAAACATTAAAAATTTATAAAGATTTACTACAAAAAGATTTAATAGAATTAGAAGCAATCGATAAGTTTTTTGGTACCGCAGCTACTTACTTTCATCCAGATACCCGAGTAACCCTAGCAAATTTAAGAGCAGGAGCAAATCAGTTAGGATTAGACTTTTCTATTAATACGGTAGATTCTGCAGGTAGATTAAACTCACAAACAGGAGAGTCTTTTCTAAATCTTTTATACGAAATAGTAGGATTATCTACTGTAGAATCTGAAGAACTAAATAGCTGGGCTAAAGGCTCAGAATCTACACAGCAAATAGTTGCTAGAATTAGAAATGCTTGGGGAACAGCTTCTCAAAACTACCTAAAACGATTGCTTGCCGAGGAAGCACCAGATAAAGCATTAGATGAAGGATCTAACTCTCTTTTACAAGCGGCACTTATAACAACATTAGGAAAATTATTTGACGCTAACTTAGCTGGCCGGGTAAAGAAAAGTAAGAGCAAAAAACTTAGGTTAGTTTTACCCAGTAAAAAAGGCAAAAGAAAAAGAGTACAAAAATTAGCAGCAGCTAAAAAACGTACTAGTGTTTTACGAGCAGCAAGAAAAAGAAAAGGCACAAAACCTGCTGCACCACAACAAGAACAGATTGTTCCAATTTTAAACTCTGTTATTGAAATGTATGTTGTAGAGCAAATGAACAAACCGGCACTAGAAGAAAGGTCCGGTAGATTTGCAGAAAGTGTACAAATCTTAGCCCAGCTCCCAGATAATTCATTAGTCTACTCTTATATGAAGTCACCTTATCTAGTATTCGATACCGCCCGAGGTAAAGCACCTTGGAATCGCCCAAGAGATCGCAACCCAGGTACCATTATTAATAATGCTATTAATAAGGCTACTATGGACAAGTTTGGTAAAGTCTTTAGAACGGAGGAAAGATGACAGAACGTACCTATTCTACAAGACGATATGCCGTAGTAAATGCCTTAGTAGAAAAAGTAAAAGAAATAAATGGAACAGGTTCATATGTATCCAACCTAAATAGAAACGTATTTAATAAGTTAAAGTTTTATGATGATGTTTCTGACTTTCCCTGCGTTTGTATTACCGCAGGAACAGAAACTCGCCAGTATCAAGCAGGTGGTTATAGAGACAGATTTTTAGATATACGTTTAATGATTTTTGTAAAAGAAGATAATCCTCTAGATGTTTGTGAAGCTATTCTAGAAGATATAGAAACGGTAGCAGAAGCCAATGGTAGGCTTGCATATGTTGATAGAACTGGTGCTACCCAGTATACACACGATATAACGGTTCTTTCACTGAGTACGGATGAAGGAACGTTAGACCCCATCTCTATAGGAGAGATGACTTTAAGGGTCCATTACTAGGAAACTAGTTATAAGGAGACACAATGTCTATTCTTTTGAAACGCGATACTAAAGTGTTCATAGAAAAGCCTGCAGTTGCAACAGCAACCCCCGCAGCATACTGGGAAATCCCAGTTCTCGACGGGTTCACGTTTACTCAGGGGAACACAACTACCGAAGTAACTTTGAGCGAAATGGACGATTCTGGCGGCAATTCACGTCGTGGTCGCAGGATGTTTAATGATGCTCTTGACCCTGTAGAATGGTCAATAAGCACATATATTCGGCCATTTAAAGTTCCATCTACGGGACCAGGAACAACATCTCTTGATACCGGGCATCATGCTGTAGAAGAAGCTCTTTGGGCACACTTTGTGGGTACTGGAGCACTTGGAGGCCCTACAAATGCTTGGGATGGAACTATTGCTAATCTAACTTCAGATGGTACTGATCTAAATGTAAGTTTTGCAAATAACAATAAAAGTACTCTTGGCACTTTTAACATGTATTTTGTTATGGGTGCTCCAAACGATACTACAGGTCCTTTTAATGCAACAGCTACTGGACCAAACCGTGTAGAAATTTACAAACTTACAGGTTGTACTGTAAATGAAGCAACAATTAATTTTGATGTTGAAGGTATTGCACAAATTGACTGGTCTGGAAATGCAACCACACTAACATCTGAGGCTAGCACACCTTTTAATCAAACTACTGATGTAGAAACTGGTGGTGTTCGAGGTATTACAGCTACAGATAATTATATTCGCAATAAACTTACTCAACTTACAGTAGCGCCAGCAGCAGGTGCTCCAGGTAGTTGGGAAACCGGGTATAACTTTACACTAACCGGAGGCTCTATTACTTTTAGTAATAATATTACTTATCTAACTCCAGAGACTCTTGGAGAAGTAAATACTCCGCTAGGGCATATTACTGGTAATGTAAATATTGCTGGTAACTTTACCTGCTATCTAACTCCTGGTAGTGTAGGAGATTCGGGGGACTTCCTAGATGATGTTATTGCAAATTCAGATGTTGTAACAAATGAGTTTGATCTAGCTTTTAGTATTGGCGGAGCCAATGCACCAAAGCTAGTTATTAACCTTGATCACTGTCACTTAGAAATTCCACAAATTACTACGGATGATGTGATCGGTCTAGACATCAACTTCCATGCCCTACCAGACGGGATTACAGGCAACGATGAAGCCGATCTAGTATATACAGGCGAGTAATAGCAATATTCTAGAAAAATTTAACTTGACAACCAAATCATGTTAAGATAAACTTATAGCATCTGGGTAATCTCAGATGCTATTTTTTTATACAAGGAGATTTTAATGAGTAAACTATCGTCAATGTTGACAAATAAACTCGAAGCCTGGGTTGAGTTCGAAGGCTTGGAGGGTTTTGAGGTAAAAATTGCATACCTCTCTCGTGATGAACTAAATAAAATTCGTAATAATGTAACAAGAACTTCGTGGAGCCCAAAAACACGACAAAAAGAAGAAACTATTGATCAGGATCTTTTTGTTTCTGAATTTGTAAAAGCCTGTGTTATTGATTGGAAAGGTTTTACGCTACAAAATGCTTCTAAAATCTTACCACTAGACATTCCTGAAGGCGCTGACTTGCAAGAAGTAATTGACTTTTCTCCGGAAGAAGCAGTAGCTCTTGCCTCTAACTCTGCTGTTTTTGACGCTTGGCTAAATGATGTGATCTTTGACCTAGCCAACTTTCAAAGATGAGCAAGAAGAAACCTTTTGTAATTTATTAGAAAAATTTATAAGAGACCAAAATGGTCCCATATCAAAAGAAAAATACCTGTTAATTCAGGAACAACTTGGCCAAGAGCCAGACCCAGAATATATGCCAATAGGTTTTGAAGACCTTCCTCTAGAGTGTCAACTAGCCTACCATATTTATAATAGACTTGGAAACCGTGTTTATGGAGATGTTGGTTTTGTAGGAAAAGACTATACCAACCTTCCAATGCTCATCGAGATACATAATATTTTTGATAAGTGTCTTTTACTAACCCTGCTAACTAAAATTGAAGCAATAGAAGTAGCAGATGCACAAAAGAAAATCAAAAAAATGTATGATGATATGAAAAAGAAAACAAAATGAAGTTTAGCATTTTAGGCATGTTGCGTATTAAGCCACAGGCTAAAGAAGCAATACAGCAAACTGGCCAGATTAAAAATAATCTGGATCAGGCTAACAAGTCTGCTGCAAATATGAAAAAGAACCTCCAAGGAGGAGGCGGTGGTGGAGGCGGGGGGCCAAGCCAAAGGCAGATGTATACTGGAACCCGAAGTGTTATTGGGGGCAGGCAGGCCACTGGTAGAAACTTTAGTGGGATGGCAGCAATGGTTGGAGGAGCTGCTGGTGCCGGAGGAGCAAACCCGCTTGTTTCTGCATACGCAGAGCTTGCTGCTAACATTTTTGCACTTACAGCAGCTTTTGGTGCACTTTCTGAAGCAGCTCGTGTTGAACAACTTACTAGCGGTCTTAAAATTCTTGGGGCTACTGCTGGAACAAACCTTACTCTTACGGCTAAGGGTTTAAGAGAAGTTACTGATAATGCTATTTCTACCGCAGACGCTATGCGAGCAGTTGCCCAAGCATCTTCTGCCGGACTTGCTACAGACGAAATTGAGCGTCTTGGTGCTGTTGCTCGGGGTGCTTCTGTTGCTTTGGGTAGAGGTCTTACAGAGTCTATGGATCGACTAACAAGAGGTGCTATCAAACTAGAACCAGAACTACTCGATGAACTTGGCATCATGGTTCGTCTAGACGAGGCAGTAAAGCAATATGCTATAGAAAATAATAAAGCAGCATCTTCTCTTTCATTAACAGAAAGACGTCAGGCTTTTCTAAATGCGGTTCTTGAAGAAGGTGAGCGTAAATTTGGAGATATTGCGGAACAAGCTGGAACAAACCCATACGATAAACTTGCGGCTGCAGTAAGAGATATGGGAACAGACTTTTTAACCTTTGTAAATGACCGTCTTGTTCCTTTTGTTAATCTTTTTGCTAGTTTTCCTTCTCTAGTACTATTGCCACTTGCAGGCATATTTAGCCGTGTTGCAAGTAGAGTTTTGCCCAACTTTGCAAGCGCTACAAAAAAAGTTACTGCAGTTTATGATAAACAACGAACAGCTATAAAAAGCACAATATCAAGTCTTCAGACAGAAAGAGCTCTTAGAGCATCTTCTGCGTCTGCGTTAGATAAAGAATACGCTAGAGGTGAACAAGCTAACGTTAAAAGGATGAAATCTTATCAAAGAGAAATAGACTCAAGTAATAAAATAATTAAAAATCTTCAAAGAAGAGTAGCCGCAGAAAAAAATCTTCGTCGCGTAATAAAAACTCAAATTAATGCAGTAGAGGCCTATAATGATCAACTAGCTAGGACCGGACCCCTTAGAGCGTTCTCATCGGGCTTAAAAACTGCTTGGCTAGGGGTTATTTCCGGCTCTATGCAGGCTTTAAAAAACATTAGAGGATTTTTTAGCGCACTTAGTGCTGGTGCTCAGATTGGTCGGTTTGCTTTAATGGGTCTTGCAACAAGCGTTCGTCTTGTAGGTATGGCTCTGTTAAATGTCATTCCTATTATAGGTCAGATTATGTTTGCTTTTGGTTTGCTTCAAATGGCATTTGATGCTTTTCAAAGTAAGCTAGCGAAAAAAAGAAAAAAGATCTCTAAAGAATTAAAACAACTAGCAACAGACTCTGATGAGGTTGGCAGACAAATTGAAAAGCATTTAGCAAGTAGAGACTATGGGAAAGCTTTTGAAGCTGCTATAACTAACATTAATGAGCTTATAAAGAAGATGAAAGAGCTTAGAGACGTTACTTTAGATGTTCTACCGGAACAGCTTGGAGAAGAATTTCTTTCTAAACAATTTGCTCCCACACTTATTAGAGAGGCTAGAGATGCACTTAGCAACCCTTTAACTATTTTTACTAGAGGGGCCGAAAAAGAGCGATTTGAAGGAGGACTGCTTTTGGATGTTTCGGGAGCAGAAGCAAAAGCAATAAATCAAATATTAGCTCGACAAGCAACTATTTCAGATGATTTAGCTTCTAATGCGTATGAAAGAATTCAAGCAGGAGAAGACTACTTAGTTGTTTTAGAAGAAACAAATTCTGTTATAAACTCTTTAGGCCAATCTTGGTCTTCTGTAAGAGAAGCAAGTAAAAAGGCTGGTCAAGCAGTAAAACAATTTTATGGCAAAACGTTTACTGAAACCACGTATAGTGATGTGCTTGCAGGCTTGCGTGAAGCAGAAACTCAGTTTATTGCTGTAAGAGATGCTGGTCTAAAAAATCAGGCACTTATAGGATTATTCGACTCCTTAAGAGCAGGAGGAGAAGACTTAGCTGTAGAATTAGATTCTCTTTCTAACTCTACTTTATTTTCCGAAAAGTTTAGAGAAGCCACTAATATAAATGCTCAAATAGCTGCACTAGAAAAAGTTACTAACCGAACAGAAAATCAAAATACTGAATTACAGAATCTTCAAGATAGATACCAAGCACTTTCTATGGACGTAGTACAAGGATTTATACAACAAGGAATTGCTGCAAAAGCTGCTGGTAGAGAAATAGAGCAGTTTATAATTCAAAAAAATATAGAAGTAGCAAAGACCCAACAAAGAATCTTTGATATAGAATTAAAAATACTAAATACAAGGCAGAAAAGTGCCTCTCTTAGAAGTACTGCAGAAAGATTTAGACAATTTGGAACGGGTGAGCGCACTAAACAAGAAGAGTTAGCAGATGAAATAAGATTACTAAAGGATCGTCGTACTGTAGAAAAGGGTATAAGAGATCAAAAAATAGCCGTTATAAATTTAGAATTTAGCTTACTTGCAGCTCAAATGGACTTTGAAAAAACTAAGCTTCTTAGAAGTAAAGAAGCTATGTCCGAGTTTAAAGGAGATTCTCTTAGCGATGAAACAACAGGATCTCGTACAGGAAGTGAAATTGTTAATAGAGTTATACAAAATAATGAAAACCTAATAACTTCTTTTGAAGCATTTAAACAACAAGCTGGTTTAAGCATAGATGTTACGGACACCCAAACCGAGTCCTTGTATGGACTTTATCGAGTGCAAATGTCTCTAGCACAACAAACAAGCCTTAATACAAGATTAAGAAGTGCTCAGATTCGTGAGATAAATGCACAAGATGATGCATTAGACGCTACGATTGAAAAACTAGAAGCTGAACTAGCTGCTTATAATAATAGCTATAATGTAAGGCAGAGAGTCCTAGAGTCTTTGAGAGATGAAATAACGCACAGAAACAATCTAAAAGCAAAGTACACTGAGCAAGCAAATGCATTACGAGAAATTGCTCTTATTGAAGCAGATATTGCATTAATTAATGCAGATAGGCAGCTTAGTTCAACAGCTAACTTGCAAAGAAGTATAGATGCAGCTAACGCAGAAAAAACTGCTTTGCAGGATAACTTGTCTTTAAAAGAAACAGATATGCGAATATTGGGCCTAAGCATAACCCGTGACAAAGAACGACTAAATACGCTGGATAGTACTAGTACCGAATACCAAGCCCTAAATGACACAATAAATACTAATTTAGATATTCTTTCTAGGCTTGGAGATGAGTACCTTCTTCTTGAAGACGACGCTACTATTGCTATAGATAGGATTATTGCAAAAGTAAAGCAACTAGAAGCGCAGCAAAATGCTTTGTCGGTACCTAGAATTCTTGGTAGAGAGATGGATAATGCCCAGGGACAGTTAGGTCTTGCTAAGGCTGGAGGTGCTTTACGAGCTTTTGGAATGGGAGATACTTTTGATGGTCTTGTGAGCAGTATAGCCCAGCAAAGAAATGTAAGTATAGCAGAAGTACTTGCTAATCCAGATGACGTGGCTCAGATCAAACAAATGACACTAAGCTTAGAAGGTGTTAGTGCCCAAGTAGATATGATAAATTCTATGACGGGAGCACTAGCATCCGGCTTTAGTAATGCTTTTAACGAGATTGTTACTGGTTCTGGAGATGCGGGAACTGCTTTTAAAGCAATGGCAACATCTATGTTACAAGCACTATCTCAGCTAATGGCTAATCAACTTGCTATTATGCTATTTAGCTCATTTTTTGGCGGAGGGCTTCAAACTACCGGAATGGCGGGAACCACAAATAAACTAAAGCTAAAAGGTGGTAGTGGTTTTGCAGGCGCACTAACAGGTGGAGGAACTCCTGTTCCGGGTAATGCAACGGGTGGTATTATGGGGTATGCGAATGGTGGAATTATCCCCCGGCAAAAAGTGCCAGAAATTGTTAAATCTCCAACGTTTCTTGTAGGAGAAGGCAGAATGAACGAAGCCGTTGTGCCTCTTCCGAATGGCAGAGCAATTCCAGTACAAATGCATGGAGGAGGTTCTCAAAATAATAATGTTGTAGTAAATGTAAATGTAACAGACTCTGGAGCAGATACTCAAACAGAAGGTCAAGACTATGGAAACCTTGGAAGTGTTCTAGCTGTAGCAATTCAAAAAGAATTGCATAAGCAAAAACGTCCTGGGGGTATATTAAATAGGTATGGAGCAGCTTAATGACAAATAGCATATATTTTGTAATACCTGCATCATCGGGAATTGTGGCTAGTGATACTACTATTAATGCTGATAAAGGCGCTACTATACAAAGTACTCCAAGAGTAAAACTTGCCAACTTTGGTGATGGGTATGAGCAGAGACTTGCTGATGGTATTAATAATATTAAAAGAGAGGTAAACCTTACTTTTTCACCTAGAGATAATACTGAAATCGATGATATTATAGATTACTTTGACTATCTCGAAGGTGTTACTCCATTAACAATTACGTATAATAATAGTAATGGAAATGAAACTATGAAAGTTATTATAGATAACTGGACTAAAAGTTTTCAGAGTGCTAACTTTTCTGCAGCAACAGCTTCAGGAAGAAGGGTTTATGAGGCATGACAACTCTTATTAATGATCTACAAAAACAGAATCCGGGTAGTGCTTTAGTAAGTTTATTTGAACTTGAACTAAGCCCTACTTCATCTGTATACTTTCATTCTGGTAACGATGAATCTTACGCAGATATTCAGTTTAGAGATAAAGACACACCTACTACTATTAGAACTTATGAAGCACTTCCTGTAGAATTTCAAGGATTTGAAGTCTCTAGCGAAGGTCCGGGGGCTCGACCAACAGTTAGCTTTGCTACCGTACTAACAAAGTTTATTACTTCTTTAGGTAATTTTACTTTAGAAGATTTAATAGGCAAAAAAATTTATAGAAGGAGAACACTCCAAAAATATTTGTATGGCGAAAGTGGAGATTCTAATCCTCCAGTAGAGTACGGTATTCAATCTTATATAATTGATAGAAAGGCAACACAAAATAGTCTTGCTGTAATTTTTGAATTAGCTAGCCCTTTTGACCTAGATACTGTAGCTATACCAAGAAGAGTTATTATTCCAAATTCTTGTAACTGGCAGTACCAGGGAGCAGGAAAAGATAAAGCAGAACACCTTAAAAAAGGAGCGTGTTCTTGGCGAGTCAATAACAAAATATTTTATGAAGGCACAGAGTATCAAGTAGCTTTTGATATTAGAAATAGAATTTTTGCGCCTTCAACAGTTGGAACCTTTACTGCGTATACAGCTACAAACTTTTTCCCAAACAGTCTTATTAGTGTAGACGAGTCCGAAACTAGAAATAACTTAGATGGCACTACAACAAGTGTTACTCTAACAAAAAAATTTAGATCAAATAGAGGAGGAACGCATAATAGTCCAACTTTAACAGATGTTAATTGGACTGCTATTTTTCCGTATACAACTTGGAACGGTACTACAACTTACTATACTTATATTAATAAAGAATATAGCGATTATGTACTCTACAATAATGGTATATGGCAAGCAAAAGTACCAAACGTAAATGTAACTCCTGGGTTTGGTACAACCTGGAAAAAAGTAGACCTTTGTGGAAAAAGGCTTTCTTCTTGTGCAGTTAGATACGGATTTCAACCTATTGATCAAAGTGGCACAAAACTAGTTATACCAAAAGTTACAACCCTAAATAAGGAGTTACCTTATGGAGGATTTCCTTCATCAAGAAGTCTTGAGCGTTAGAGAACATATAAGTAGAGACTTTCCAAAAGAAATATGTGGAGTTTTAGGTAAAAATAAAAAGTTTACTTATTATCCTTGTAAAAATATTGCAAGCAATACTGCCGATGAGTTTGTTATAGATCCAAAAGAATACACCGGGCTATCTCTAAAAACAAATATAGTTGCTATCGTTCATAGTCATAATGGTTCTTGTCTTCCTAGCCAATGGGATATAAAACAATGCAATAATATTGGATTACCTTTTGTAATTTATGGCACAGACGGAATTTATGTGCAGTATCCTGAAAAACCCCGACTAAAAGGTAGACTGTATACTTTTGGAAAGTTAGATTGTTTTGAAGCAGTTAGAGATTGGTATTTATATAAAGGCTTAGTTTTTCCTCCAAGGGAAGACTGGGTAGAAGATTGGGGTGAAAAAGGTTTAAACTATATGGAAGACCTTATACCAAAGTGGGGTTTTGAAAAGGTACACGATAATTCTTTAATTTACGGTGACTTATTACTATTTAAGGTTTTTTCTCCGGTTCCCGATCACATAGGCGTTTATGAAGATAACGATAAATTTTTTCATCACGCAAATAATAGAGCAAGTTGCTCAGAAAATTTATGGTCTTTTTGGGCTAGGTTTATGGTAGGAGTTTATAGAAATGACAAAGCAAGTCATCTTAGAGGGTAAGCTAGGGGATAAATATGGGTCTGAATGGAACATAAAAGCTAAAACAATAAAAGATGTTTTTGAGTGTATAGCTGCTAATTATCCCTCTTTTAAACAAGACCTATATGACGGTGTCCAGGAAGATGTTTGCTACAATCTACAGCATGGTAGTGAGTTTATAGGAGAAGAAGAACTAGATAGTGTTTTAGCAGACACCCTAATAATTACTGAATTACCTGCAGGTGCAAAAGGGGGTACAGGAAAAATTGTAACAGGTATTGCTTTAATTGCGGCATACTTTTTTGCCCACATGATTCCTGTTATAGGCCCTTACCTTCAAACTGCGGTGAAAACAGCTAGTAAAGGTAAAGAACTTAGCCTGGCCCAAAGTGCAGCATTAGCAGCTCAAAATGCTGTTGGACTGCTTGGTGTTAATCTTACTCTAATGGGAATTCAGCAGTTAAATGCACCAGACCCTAGTATTGATGAAAATGATACAACTTATTTATTTAATGGTCCATCACAAACCGTTATAAGCGGCCAACCAATACCTTACTTATTTGGTAGAAAAATAGTAGGAGGTATACCTATTACTAGTGATATTGTACCTGGGAATATTCCTGCAAGAAGCGGAACTTATGAAGACCCTATTTTTGGCGATTTTTACCCAAACTATAATTATGATGGGTCAGGAACAGTTACAACACCTACGGTTACAGTAGCAACTACTGTAGATAATTTGATAGGAGATTAAATGCCAATAATTATTGCACCAGGTACTATATATACAGATCCTAATACTGGAGCAGAATTTACAGCTCTAGGGCAAAGCTATGCTGGAGACCAAAGCGGAAATTCTAGTGGGCAAAGAAACGCTGCAATAGCTATAGATGCTATTGCAGAGGGGCCTGTAGAATTAGCAGAAGGACTATCAAGTGTTTTTCTTGATGGAAGACGTGTACTACAACCTTCTGGAAGATATGTGTATGGGTCAAAGGCTACAGACGATGGATCAGTTAGTGGTACTACTATTACAGGTCCTGCAGGATTTTTCGATGACTTAGAACCTGTCAATCCTAATGCAATCAGATATGCTTTAGTACATAAAGCAGGAGCAGCTATAACTACTGGATTTAGTGCTACTGCAGGTGCTACAACAATTACTACCCCATCAGCATTTTTTACTGATAGTATGATTTTTACAAAAGATAACTCAGATGTTATGGGGTTAAAACCTTCTATTAGAATTCCTGGTGCAGGTATTAACGGGGAAGATTATGTTGGTGTAGTAATTTCTAAGACTAGTACTACAGAGGCAGTAATTGAACCTGAGATAGAAACTGCAGTTAGTAATGGTTCTATATTTTTTGATCACTTCTCTGACATTGCTTCCTATAATACTGCAAGTAATCAGTGTACGCTAACTACTGCTGCTCCTGTTACCACTTCTAATACATATGTAGAAATTTCTGCAGTAAATAATGCTTTTGCTCCTATTGATGTTCCTACGTACGAAAATTTTAAGGATGTTATTGTTTCTTATAGAACAGGAACTAGAGATCAAAAAGCTATACAACAAATAGGCAATTTTACAAATGCTACTTTTGGTATTGATATTAACGCAGAAGTAAAACAACACGATGATTTTTATAATTATAAGCCGTCTGCCTATGCTTCTGATCCTGATGTTAGTAATGCAAACGAATATGCAAGTATTTATAATGCTGATAGTTCTCAAGGAACTACAACAGTAGGAGCAACTACAGGAACATATAATTTTGGCTTACCAGACCCGTCTCTGATTGATGAGGTAACTCTTACATTTAATGCTCCTGTATTATTTAGAGTTAAGCCTCAGTCTGGTTCAGAAAGCTCTATCCCTGTTACTTTTCAAGTAAAACTTTTCTATAGTAGTGATGGCGTTAATTACTCAGAAAGCCTTGTTGCAGGCCCTTCTGATGCAACTATTGAATCTCAATTTGATAGTTATAAAACATTAAGTTTTTTAACTTCAAATCAAACGGGGAAAAATCCTTTTAGCTCTAGTAATGGTACTTTTGGTAGATATAGTACCAAGCCCCAAAAAGGAAGTACTGATTATCTCATTCGTATTAACTTAGAACCTTATAAGCCTTTTACTGACTTTAGGCTAGAAATTAAGCGCATTACTGCAGTTCAATATGGCTATAGAGATTATAAAACCTATAATAATAGAACTACGTTAAAATCAGCACAAGCTATAATTACAGATAAGCTTTCTTATCCTTACACTGCTCTTGCTTCTGTTGTTCTTGACTCAGAAGAGTTTGCAGGCAAGATGCCTTCAAGATCGTATGACGTAAAAAGAGTAGGCGTTCAGGTTCCTACAAATTATATTACACGAGAAGAAAATGACGGGTTAAATGCAAAATACACAAGAAACAAATCAACAGGTGCAGATACTGGTAGTTATGTAACTTGGGACGGTACATTTAGAGGAGACAAAGAAGATTTTGCAGCCGACTCTGTAAACTATCGAGGAGTATTTACTGATAACCCTGTCTGGGGACTTCGGGATATACTGCTTAATGATAGGTATGGTTTAGGAGAGTTTGTATCTAAAGACGAAATTAATGATTATGCCCTGTATTCTTTGGCTAGATATTGTGATGAGCTGGTTCCTGATGGTCTAGGCGGTCAAGAGCCTCGGTTTCGTGCAAGTTGGTATATAACATCTAGAACGCAGTCATATAAAGTAATTAAAGATATGTGTACTACCTTTTTGGCTTTGCCATACTGGATAGATGGACAGCTATATCTAGAGGGAGATAGACCCAAGGAAGCCGTATATACATTTTCAAAAAGTAACGTTATAGATGGTATGTTTAACTATGAGGGTACCGGAAATAGAGTACGAGCAAATCAAGTAGTTGTATCTTGGGAAAACCCAAATAATTTTTATAAGCAAACTCCCGAAATTGTAGAAGATGTAGAAGATATTATTAGGACAGGCATTATTAATAGAGAAGATGCTGTTGCTTTCGGTTGTTTTTCTCAAGGCCAAGCTAGGCGTTATGGGAAGTGGAAGCTCCTTACTGCTAGAGAGCGCAAAGAGGTTATAAACTTTAAGACAGCAGAAAATGCTGCTCATATTAAACCCGGTGATGTAATTAAAGTTCAAGATGCAGACAGAGAAAGAGTTCGGTATAGCGGACGAACTTCTTCTAGTTCTACAACAACGTCTGTAAATTTAGATAGCAGCGTTACTTTAGGCTCAAACACGTATGAGTTACATGTAGTTTTTCCAGGAGGAGCAGCTTATCTACTAGACGATTCTGCAACAATAAATGCAACATCTTACGTAAAGGGAGATAAGATTCTTCTAGATGCGGGTGGAAGTACTATAGATAACGAAGAGGAAGTTGCAAACTTAGTTGATGATAGCGGAAATGCGGTAGAGGCGCTTTGGTCTGGTAGTTCACACCTACAAAAAAGAACGGTTACAAATAGTGCGGGAGCAACTTCTACTTTAACAGTTGCTGCTTTTGATTCTGCTCCAGAACAGGACGCTTTGTGGGCTTTGGTCGAGTTTAACTCTGAAGGAGAAATACAAACGGGAAGTGCAAGAGAATTTGCAGTTTCTGGAATTACAGAAGACGATGAAGGATATATAATTACTGCTATTGAGTATATTAGATCAATTTATGCAGATGTAGAAAATAATAACGATATACAAAGCCCTCAAGTACGTCCAGACAATAAAACTCCTATTCCTAATCTAACATTTTTTACCGCAGAAGCAATACTAGGTATTCCCGATAAGGGAGCAGTAGAAACTCCTCCATCTAGCATTAGCGCAGTTTGGGGACCACCACTAGAAACAGCTACAAATACTGGAGATAATACTGAAAGTGTTTATCGTTTTTTAAATGGATATGTACTTCACCATAACATACCAAAATATCCCTCACCAATAAGTTTACCCGCATCCCAAACTTCTTATGAGTTTACTAATGTTCTACCTGGTGAGTACCAGCTTAGAATACAGGCTATAGGTTCAAATAATAGTACTTCGGACCCAAAAATAGCTTTTGTCGTTATGCCCGACAGACCAGCAACAAGTACCCAGAAAATTCTTGGGTTGCCGGTAGGAGGAGACTTTAAAACAACAGTAAATATTGTTAATAATAAATTTGTTCTAGCAGACAGTACTTATGACTTTATTACCCCTACTGGAGATGTAGTAAATATATCAGGTGGTACAGGCAATCAAATAGAAATTGATCCTACTAATTATAATTCTGGTTCTCTTGCTGATGGTGCTACTGCTTATATTATCTTTGATACTGCTATAGACACAGAAGATACACCAACTCTTGCTCTTGTTCAAGTAACTGAAACAGATAGTGCAGAGTTTTTTCACAAGCTAAATGATACTGCTACAACTACAGTAGCAACTTCTTGCACTATTGCAGGCTCAAAAGTATCAAAAACATCTGAAACTTTTATTACGGATTTACAAGATAGAGAAGGAGAGTATATACTAGTAGGGACTAAAGCAGTGAAACTAAATAGTATCATAGACAATGAGACTTTTTTGATTGATACTAGCCTTACAGCAGCCTCTGGAGACGTAAAAGTTTCTAGCTTTAATCAAGATTTTATAAATGATGTGGTACTTGCTAAAGTAACAAGAAGTGGTAGTACTTATACTTACGACGTATACGCTACTACAAATTCAGAGACTATTTCTACTCGTGTTTTAAAGTCCGTTAAATTAAGTTCTGGTACTACTGCATTTGATTATGATGTTAATGGCGCAAATCCTAGCCCAGCTACAACAACGGTAACAGCTTCAGCAAGTAATACAGTAGGTACTCTTTACTATGATTTTAAAGTAGATGGAATATCTGCACAAAATACAACTTCTAATACTTATACTTATACTCCAGATGCTTCTGCTACAAACATGCCAGAA